ATCGGTGTATCCAGCATCGAGCGTGCTATTGGTTTCGCCGGCACGGTGGCCACCACCACACAAAGCCTGGAACCTCTCGATCTGCTCGACGGCGACGAAGCCATGCGGCAGTACTTCGAACTGATCGGTGTGCCCCCAACCATGGTGCGCGCTGACGACATGGTCGTTCAGATCCGCCAGCAGCGCGCCCAGCAGCAGCAAGCAGCGCAGATGCAGCAGGAGTTGGGAAGCGTCATCCAAGGCGCCCAGGTGCTGAGCCAGACCGACACCAGCGGCGATAACGCCCTGACCTCGCTTGCGGGGGCTATGTGATGGCCGAGCAGAAACCCACCGAGCAGGACCTGCAGGACATCGCCGACTTCAAGTGGCTGATGAGCGACCACCGCGGGCGCCGCTTCATGTGGCGAACCATGGGCCGTTGCAGGCTGTTTGAGCCCTCGCTCGGACCATCCGACGCGATCACCAACTGGAACGAAGGCCAACGCAATGTTGGCCTTTTTCTTTTGAGCCAGGTGAACGACCTAACCCCATCGCTTTACGCGGTCATGGCTGGCGAGAACGCGCCTAAGCCGATTGAAGAACAAACCCAGGAGACAGATGAATGAGCCTTTTGATGATGAAGCTGCTTGGCCGCGTGTGCATGAGCGAGATTCCAGGTGATGGCGGGCAGGGCGGTGGTGCGGTTACTCCGGCGCCGGCCCCAGCTCCCGCAGCAGAAGCCCCAGCACCAGCGGCGGATGGCACTGTGTTGACCCCGCCTGCACCCGCAGCGGCGCCAGCTCCAGACGCTACGAGAACCCCGGAACAGATCCAGCAGGAAGCTGACGCAGCAGCGAAAGCCAAGGCCGCAGAGGCGACGCCCGAGGGAGCGCCTGAGGCCTATGCCGACTTCACACTGGCGGACGGCTTCGAAATGGACGGCGAAATCCTCGAGTCGTTCAAGGGGCTGGCCAAGGAACTGAACGTTTCCCAGGAGAAGGCCCAGAAGTTCATCGACCTGCAGTCGCAGCTCGCCACCAAGCAGGCAGAAGCCTACCAGACGGCTGTTGTTGCCCAGGGGCAGCAGTGGGCGGCCGAGATCAAGAACGATCCCCAGCTCGGCGGCGAGAACTACGACCAGAGCGTTGCCAGCGCTGTGAAGGTCATTCAGGCCTTCGGTGACGAATCCCTTTCCCACCTTTTGAACGAGTCCGGCCTGGGCAATCACCCGGCGCTGTTCAAGTTCTGCCACCGCATCAGCGCGGCTATCTCGGAAGACAAATTCGTCATGCCAGGCAGCCAAACCACCACCGGCCGTAAATCGAACGAAGAAGTGTTCTACGGCAGCAACTCTTAATCCCTCGGAGTAACAACGCATGGCTATCAAAGCAAACAACGCCGTCACTTTGGCGGACTGGGCAAAGCGTCAAGATCCAGACAACAAGCAGGCCCGCATTGTTGAGATGCTGACCCAGACCAACGAAATCCTCACTGACATGCTTTGGTTGGAAGGTAACCTGCCAACCGGTCACCGCACCACCGCACGCACAGGCCTACCCAAAGGCACCTGGCGGGCACTGAACGGCGGTATCGCCACCGGCAAATCCACCACTGCCCAGATTGATGAAACCTGCGCAATGCTGGAAAACCTTGGCGTAGTCGACGAGGCGCTGGCCAATCTGAACGGGAACAGTGCCGCTTTCCGGCTTTCGGAAAACTCGGCGTTTATCGAAGGCATGAACCAGGACATGGCCACCGGCCTGTTCTACAACAACGACGCTCTTGCCCCGGCCCAGTTCTTGGGCATGGCGCCGCGCTACAGCGACAGCACTGCGAAGAACGGCCAGAACATCATCAAGATGGGGGGGACAGGTTCTGACAATACGTCGATCTGGCTGATCGTTTGGGGCGACCAATGTGTTCACGGCATTTATCCGAAAGGTTCGAAAGCTGGCATTGAACACAACGACATGGGTATCGAGCTCGTGGACGACGAAACCGGCAAGAAATTCCGCGCGTACCGCGACCACTACAAGTGGGTACCAGGCATTGCTTTGCGTGACTGGCGTTACGCGGTTCGCATTTGCAATATCGATATCTCGGACCTGATCGCTGACACCACTGGCGCGACTGTGAAAGTCGTCGAGTCCATGATCCGCGCTGTTCACCGCATCCCGAACCTGAAAATGGGTCGTGCTGCGTTCTACATGAACCGCACCATCGCCGAGTGCCTGGACATCCAGGCCATGAACAAAGCCAACGTGCAACTCAAAATCCAAGAGTACGACGGCGAGTTCATCACCAGCCTGCGCGGTGTTCCGTTCCGCACCGTTGATGCCCTTCTCAACACCGAAGCGCCAGTAGTTTAAGACTGCTGGTAACTGGTTCATTGGAGACCGAAAACATGATCACCGACAAACTGAACACGTTCAGCGATGCACAGGACGTTACCGCTACAGCGGCATCGATCGACATTCTTGACCTGGGCCCGCTGACCCACGGCAACACCCGTCGCGATATCGGCGCCGGCGAGCCGATCTATCTGGTTGTTGCAACCCTCATCGCTGCTGCCGCAGCCGGCGCTGCAACCACGAATATCCAGTTGCAGACCAGCGACGACAATGCCACTTGGGTGACGCTGTTTGATTCTGGTTCGTTGGCCTTGGCCAGTCTGACCGCTGGTACCCGTCCTGTGCAGGTTGCTGTTCCGCGTGGTGTGCGTCGTTACTTGCGCGTGAACTACCTGATCGGCACCGGCCCACTCACTGCCGGCCGATTCTGGGCCGGCCTGGTCAAAGACGTACAGGACAACACCAAGTACGCCAGCGGCGTTAAGTTCGGTTAAGGGGGCGTCATGGAAGTTACAGCGAAAGAGCGCGGCTACTACGGCGGCGGCATCAAAGAGATTGGCGAAACCTTCAGCATCGCCAAACCGGAACACCTGGGCAGCTGGATGCAGGCTGGTAAAGGGCCGGTTGAGATCAAGGTGCAGAAGTACACCGGCTATGTGGCCGCGCGAGGCGCGGCCGGCAAGTTCGTCGTCAAGGACGCAGCAGGCCAGGTAGTTGGCGCGTTCACCGGCAATAAGGCTGAGGCTGAGGCAGAAGCCGCCCGCTTGAACGAAGGTGGCGACATCGCCAAACCGGAACACCTGGGCCAGCAGGAGGCAGCCAGCAACGGCCAGGATGGTGCCGGTGGCGGTGGCGAAGAGTCGGACGACGACAACGGGCCAGACGCCTGACCCATAGAAACAACCCTCAAGGGCCCTTCGGGGCCCTTTTCTTTTTCTGAGGTTCCCAAATGCCAAGCGACGTTGAGATTTGCAACATGGCGTTGGCGCGGGTTGCCCAAACCCAAACCATTGCCTCGCTGACAGAGCGCAGCAAGTTTGCCGAGCTCTGCCGTACCTTCTACGCGCAGTTGCGCGAGCAGGTGCTGCAGGACTTCCCCTGGCCCTTTGCTGGGGGGCATGTGGCACTGGCTGATGTTGGGAGCCCGGCGCCCGGCTGGCGGTTCCGATATCGCTACCCAGCAAACTGCCTGTTGGTCCGGGAGATCGTTAACCCGGCTTGGCGCAATGCTCCGTACAGCGATGCAGAGATTCCCTTTCAGGTTGGCTACGACACTGGCGGGAGGGTGATCCATACCGACCAGGCCGACGCCTCGGTGCGATACACCTTCAAGGTCGAAGACCCCACACAATTCGATCCGCTATTTGTCGATGCTCTGGCGTGGCGCCTGGCAATGGATCTGGCGCTGCCGGCGAGTTCGAAGCCTGAGTACCGGGCCTTCTGTGAGCAGGAGTATCAGAAGGCGCTGACGGTGGCCCAGGGCGCTGCATTCCGCGAGTCCCGGGACGATCCAGAGCCCGAGTCGGAATTTGTGGCGGTGCGCTCATGACTTCTGTTCTGCAGCCCACCTTTGCCGCTGGTGAGCTTTCACCGTCGGCCAGCGCGCGAACCGACATAGCCCGCTACTTCACGGGCCTGAAGCTGTGCCGGAACTTCATGGTGATGCCATACGGCGGCGTCCGGAACCGCCCAGGTACACGGTTTGTTTGTGAGGTTAAGGATTCGACGAAGAAGTGCCGAATCATCCCGTTCCAATTCAACGACGTCCAAACCTACATTCTGGAGTTCGGCGACCTGAACATGCGGGTCATCAAGGACGGCGGGCAGGTGCTGTACAGCTCCGGTCCGAACGCTGGGCAGCCTTTTGAGCTGGTTGTGCCTTATGGCCAGGCAGACCTGGGCCCGTTGAACTTTACACAGTCGGCTGACGTGATGACGTTCGCGCATCCAGGGTACAAGCCGCGTGAACTCAGCCGCCTTGCCCATGACAACTGGACGTCAGCCGAGTTGAACCTGGCGCCCAGGATTTTGGCGCCGGCCTCTGCAACCGCGACCAGCCTGGGCGGCTCCGGGGTCCAGCAGTCTTGGCGATACCAGATCACAGCTGTTCTCGACGATGGGAACACCATCGACGAATCGTTGCCGGTCACCTCCAACCCGATCAACGTTTTTGCGGACACCATGGCCGCAACGATTGTCTGGCCGGCCGTGGCCGGGGCCAGCTACTACATCGTGTACAAGGACAACGCCGGCGCCGGCATCTACGGCTTTATTGGCCGGGCCACGGCGCTGACCTTTACCGATCGCAACGTGACTGCCACGAAGTCAGACACCCCCCCGAACGGCAATGACCCCTTTGTCGGCGCCGGCAATTACCCTGGTGCCGTCGGCTACTACCAGCAGCGCCTGGTGTTTGCTGGCAGCGACAACAAGCCTCAAACCGTGTGGCTGAGTAAGACCGGGCTGTTCAAGAACTTCGGTTTTTCCACGCCGAACAAGGATGACGACGCGATCACGTTCACCATCGCCAGCAAGGAGGTGAACCGCATGCGGCACCTGCTGGGGCTGAAGCGTCTGCTGGGGCTTACGTCGGGCGGGGAGTGGAACTTTTCCGGCGCGGATACAGGTCTGAGCGCGAAAACCATCCGCGCCGATCAGGAGGGATATGACGGTTCCGCGCTTGTCCCTCCGGTGGTGGTTGGGAACAGCGCGGTGTACCTGCAGGCCCGCGGCAATCGCGTGTCGTCGTTTGGCTACTCGCTCGACGCCGATGGATTCAAGGCCACGGACCTAACCATTTTCAGCGCCCACCTGTTCAGGGGGCGTGCGCTCACGAACGTGGCGTATC